ATCACACCCGCAGCGAATGCAGGTGGACAAATGGAATTACCGTTCTTTTATCACAAGAATTGGCTTGATATCACATCGGCCACTGACGTGCAGAATTTCGGAACTATCAACTTCGTCACGTACGCACCCTTGGGTGTGGCTGTGACTGGTGGTAGTACCTCTGTCACCGTGCAAGTCTTCGCTTGGATGACGGATGTGGAGCTCATGGGCTCTACCTCTTCATTGTCTCTTCAGTCTGATGAGTACGATGAGGGCGTTGTGTCAAACCCCGCGAGTGCTATTGCCAACGTGGCTAGCTATTTGACAAAGGTCCCCATCATTGGTCCATTCGCTCGGGCCACTCAGATCGGAGCAACAGCGGTAGGCTCTATCGCAAAGATCTTCGGTTTCACCAACGTTCCCGTCATCGAGAACGTTCACGGCTTCCAGCCAATGAACGCGCCGATGCTGGCGTCAGGGCATATCGGCACACCTGTGCAGAAATTGACCCTTGATCCCAAGCAAGAGTTATCTCTCGATCCGACACTCCATGGTCTTCACCCGCAAGACGAGCTCTCCATCCCATACATCAAGGATAAGGAGTCGTATTTTGGGTCAGGAACGTGGTCGACCTCGAACAACGTCGACGATCTGCTGTTCTGTGCGCGCATCACGCCCGCACTCTACCAGCGTTCGAATGTACTCAATTCAGTTTCGGCCACCGTTGGACAACGCGTGTACCATACACCGTGTTCCTACATGGGAGCCATGTTTTACAACTGGCGTGGATCAATGGTGATTCGCATCAAGGTGGTCGCGACGAAGTTTCACAAAGGTCGATTGAAGATCTCATACGACCCACGTGCGGACATTACTTCAGTGAACCCAGATGTGAACACCGTGTACACACACATTGTGGACATTGGTGAAGAGGATGATATCGAGATTGAGATCCCGTACCATCAAGACACCCCGTGGTTGCTCGTTGACAAAGCTCTGGGCGACAACTGGAATACCACCGGCGGCTTGCCGAACCGAGTGGGAACCGACAACGGTGTGCTCACGGTGCGTGTACTCACAACTCTCACTGCTCCCGCAACTGGCTCCGTCAAGGTGCTAGCATTCACGCGAGGCGGTGATGATTTCGAGTTTGCGAATCCATCGGACCACATTGGCAATGAGACCAACAATAGGATTCCTTCGTTGTTTGCGTTGCAAGCAGAGGACATCACTTCGGTCATGCCAACCCGGTATACTCTAGGTCAGAAGAGTGTGCCACACCCAGAGCGATACGCGCAGAACTTCGGTGAAGCAATCAACTCATTGAGATGTTTGTTGCATCGTCATGTCACGCACGATACGGTCTGGCTCAATTCGGTGACAGCTGACAACGCAACAGTGGTTGGCAAGACATACCGAATCATGCCGTACACCCCAGGGTTTGATCCAGCGGGTAGTACCATCAGTTCAGCGAACAAGGTGGTAGCGGCAACTGGCAACGCGCCTTACGCTTTCAATACCATGATCCATATGCCATACGTGGCGGGCATGTTTTTGGGCTATCGCGGTGGTGCGAATTTCGTCATCACCCCAGGGTACGATGCTTACGGAGCAGTCATTTCAGACGTCAGAGTGACGCGCTGGACTCAGGCAGCCACAAACGCCGCGTTTCGGTTCGTGAATGTCTTCTCGACGCTTGCTGCATCAGCTACACAATCCGCGAGGATGAACTTTGTTGGTAGAGGTGCTTACCTCGCCGACGGGACAGCTGGTATGGCCATCACGAACACGAATACAAACGGCACCGTCTCGGTACAGTTACCTGACTTCAAGTTGGCTAACTTTTCCCTAGCGGACCCCGCGAACTATGTTGCTGGATCAAGCGAAGATGGAACAGACCGCCAGGCTGCCTTTTTGACAATGAATGTCAAGGCGCCGGCTGGTGTGAATACATCGTACTTGACTATCCAGACTCAAGTTGCAGCGGCTCCGGACTTTACATGCCTCTTTTGGCTGTGCTGTCCAACATTGGACTACCTAACCGGTAATCCGACCCCAATCTAACTTTCCACGTCTTGGTCACTGACCTGCGAGTGTAAATCGTGTAGGCATTCCAGCCGTAAATCCGTACATCGCTCGTATTGACAAGGGGAGAAGAAAGGGAATTTTTTCAGAGATACCTCATAAGTACTCGACGCCGAAAAGGGCGAATTTTTAAAATGCATGGTGCAGTCGTGCGTCTCAGTTATGAGCTGAGTTATACCCACAGAACGTGGTTGCAGTTTATGGACAGAAGTTTTTTGTACCCAAGGCAGCAGCCGCGGGGAAATTTTTAATTCTGTTTGAAATTGCAACATTTACATGTTTTGGTGGACTAAATTGTAC